AGGAGTCCAACATCGTTAGAGGGAGACCCTGTCGCCCCTTCATTCAACATTATCATTCTGTCTTCTACTGTTAAACTCGTAGAATCAATAATAGTTTGATCACCATTTATTGTAAGATTACCTGTTATTATTAGATCATCTTGCATAGTTACTTGGCCAGTAAATGGCGTCGTACCATCAATTATACTAGCCACATTTGTGGAAGTTTGGTTAAGGTTAGCTAAAAGTTGAACAGTATTAGAGATGGCAGATAGTGCATTATCACTCACGATACCGATATTAGCAGTAGCTTGAACACTATTAGCAGCTGCATTAAAAGATACTACATCGACATTATTCTTAACAGTGTTAATATTTGACTGAAGAGAATTAATATTAGAGGTAAGATCAACATGCACTGCAGCAGCATTCGCAGCAGACGTTAGAGAAATCAATCCGACAACTCCAGGGCCTAGGTGTCGCGAATCAATAGCGCCGTTTGCTAACAAAGTAGCATTTAATGCGTTAGCTGATATTACAGTCCCTGTTACACGAGTTAAAGCCATACTAGCTCCTTAATTATTTTTCTTATCTTCTGATTCTAATTCCGCAAAAAACTCAGATAAAAAATCTTTTTCTTCTAAAGCTTCTTCCTCAGAATTGTCAAAATGATCAGCTACAACATCTTTTTCAGTTGTTTCTTGTTTTTTAGTATTATTCTCAGAGGAATTTTCATCATCAGATTCAGTGACTTCATCAAAAAAGTCTGCTAAGAAATCTTTCTGCTCTAAAGCTTCTGATTCTTCGTTTTCAAAAAATTCTTTGATAAAATCTTCAACTTGCTCGTCTACTGACGGCGGCTTAAGAAGCTCATCGTGCGCCATGTCTAAGCAGCATCTTTTTACGAAAGTCTCAATCCAATCTAAATCTTCTTGATTTTTAATCTCTTCAGTACCACTTAAATATTGTACCTCAGAAACTACATTATCGCCACGTTTTTCATAAAAAATTCCTGTAATTTCCCCTTCTACTAGTTCAGTAATTTTAGGCTCATGTTCGCTAATTAAAGTAAGAGGAAAAGCTCTCTGTTTTAAGTCACTTGCTGCTTTTCCTTTGGAAAAGTCTCTATAATGGCAAAATACCATCTGTTGTTTCATTTCGTCTATTTGAAAAAGTATATATTCCATATTTGTTTCCTATGTTTTAATTATCCAATTTACCACGCAGTGTGGTAATGTAACATCGTGCGTATGTCCAGCAAACGATATACTAGTAATAGCAGGAGCAGTGCCTGCATCTTTTGCGCCTGTCGAGAAGTTAGCTGTTGTAGGGGTATTTAGATTAGCATTACCTGAAGTGGTAGTAACTTTTCCAGCTCCACTTATTCCTCCAGACATTGTTCCTACGGCAATAGAAGGGCTTGTCCCAAACAACGCTCTACCAGAAGTGTCGGGAAGATTAAATGTATTAACGCCGTCTCCCCCACCAAAAACTACACCAATAGCTGCGTATAGTGCTGCGTATGTTGTCCTACTTACAGCACTACCTTGACAGTTCAACCAGCCTGTTGGTGGAGAGCCATTAGCACCTGCCCAAACCATCATTGTACCGGCAGGGACTAAAGGAACAGGTGCTGTTGTTCCGCCTTGAATGGCTGATTGCAGAGCTAAGTTAGAAGCCATAGGTGCATAAGCACCGCCCTGATCTTTGAGGTTAAGACCAGCAGTAACCCCAGTAGAGCCGTGTACATGGATTAAGGCGACATTGGCAGTAGCGCGAGTACTAAATCCAATAGAAGTATCCTGAGTAGCGGCAGATGAAATTTTAAGAGTTGCAGCAGCGCCTGCCCCACCGTCTCCTGCGCCTGTTGTAAAGTCAGCTTTTGCTAGAAGAACATTACCATCTTTAATTCTGTCTGCTGTAATTGACGTAAGTTGTAACATCACATTTGTGACAGACCCGTTAGTAGGGGGTATACCAACATCAACGAGATCTGTCATATTAGAAGCATTGCCTGATTTTAGATAGAGACGGGCATTACCTGACAAAGCACCAGAAGCTGAAGGAGTAGCAACTAGTTCTCCTACCTCGTATGAAGCAATATTAGCAGCTAAAGCAACAATACCGTTTTCAACTCTGTTACCTACACCTACACGTGTAAAATTTCCTCCCACAGGAGATGATTTAAAATGCACTGAATCTGATATGTATAAAGCATTGGTAAGTGCACTTCTAAAGAGCATTCCATCCTGCTCACCTAAACCTGCTCCTGAAGCGACAATGTTAGTTGCAGTAGGGATAGCCTCTGACTTAAAATTAGTTAAAAGAGATCTAAGAGCATTATTATATTGAGAACGCGCAGAGTTAAGCGAGGTTCCCGCTGTCGGCTCAATAAAGGTATTGGAATCTACTAATGACATATATTATACTCCTGTTGCCGTTACTTGTACGGTGATTGGTCCATCGCCTAGACCAGCTGACGCACTATTCTCTATATCATACAAGGTAAACTGTGCTTGAGTAGAACTAGCGGAAGTAACTAATGCTGTCTGAGCTGTAACTGTTCCGATTGGTGTAAAATTAAGCACAGGCCTATTCAAAAATCCTGCAGAAGAATAGTCCACAGTTGTAGGACTAGATCCAAATGATACGTCTGTTGTAAAAATTGTAACTTCTTTTTCTAATGTATACCGAAGTTTATCAAATGTAAAGTCAAACTGATCAGGCTCTTTGTTGTTTACTACAAATTTTAATTGGAACTGTCGCAAGGTTCTAGTTCCTGCCTCGTAGGGTACAAAACCGCCATCACCATTATCTGCTTGATCAAAATTAGGATTCCCATCAGAATCAAGAGTCAAGTTACCAGTCGCAAAGCCACCCGCTGCAACAGAATCGTATAAATCAGCATTTGCTGCCGTGGTGGTTCTAATAAATACTTGAGTAGATACAGCTCCTAAATCTCCTTCAAATGTCTCAGCAGAGCCAAAATCATTAAATTGCTTTAAATCAACCAGTAAGTAATTAGTACCTGCTACAGAAAGATTTGCATAATTATTTCCTCCAGTAGATGTTCCATTTGCAAAGAATGTGTTGCCAAGCTTAATAGTACTAGCGTCTATAGTTCCGGCAATAAAGGCCATAACATTAGCATTTGCGTAGTCTCCTTGATCTAGTACACCTGAAGAAGTGTAAGTGGTGAAACCAGAAGAATCAAGAGCAGAAGTTCTTCCAGAATCGGTATACAATTGCACTTGTGTGGCGCTGACTCTGTTTACATAAAGTTCTTTATTATTAATTTCATCCATTCCCAATACGTCATGGACAATAATTCTATCACCGTTTATAAGTCCATGTTCACTGCCACTAGTAGTTACTACGGCTGGGGACGCTTTAGTAATACCTGCTATAGGTATTGAATTTCCCGTATAATCACCACGAGTAGTTATAGCATAAACATTTCCTGACGATGTTGTACTCATTAAGGTTTGATTATTCGAATCAAATCTAATCGCACTAGTGCCACTAAAAGTAGTGTTACTATAACCTAAAATACTGCCAATTCCACCAAAGCTTGTATCTTTAAGTTGCCCTGCAGAGGTTGCCTCAGTAGAGCTTTCAATAATTGTATTAAACTGATCATTGAAAGTGGATTGAATGGACTGAGTACCTTCAGATTCAATAAACACTGCTGCTGTAATTGTAGAACCAAAGTCTCGTATTTCTGTAAAATAAGTAGCATCCCCATCTGCTAATATGTCTGTAGGAGATCCTGCTATCGTGCTAAATCCTGAACTAGAAGCATTTGCGTTATCCACAAGAGTAGAAGGATTACCTGAACCAGGGGCAGTTGTGTCTTCGGCAAAACGTACAACTCCTCCAAATAAGGTGCTTGCGAGAGAAGGAAAATTTTCTTGTCCGTTGTTTGTATTAGTAATACCTGCAAAAGACACACTCGGACTATCTTCATTATAAGCAGCTACAACTTGGTTTCTATTAGGTCTAGAAGTGGTAATTATAGCTGCAACCACGCTCTCACTTAAGTTACCAGATGTGTCACGAGTTCGAGCAAGATAGGTAAACGTACCAAAAGTGTCAATTGGGACAGACTTTCTGTTAACTCCAGCAGCTACTTGTACAAAAGGATTACCTGCAATAAAGTTAGACAAAGTAGCTGAATGCGAACCTTGAAGGCGTCGTATGACCACTTCTTTCAAATCTAGGTCTGCTAACTCATCATCTACTCTAGCATACTGCCAAAAAAGTGTAATCTGGTCAGTTTGTTGACCGCCTGTAAAATTGAAAATATTTTGTGGTTTTGCTGTTTTACCGAGTATACTTTTAGTAGCAGTAGTAGAGACACCTCTAATAGACTTATTTAATGGTACAATACGAACAGTAATGACATTAACACCGCTAGTAGCTCCTCTATTAGTAAAATTGATGGTGTGTCTAATTTTACCATCCACATCAACACCAGTGGCAGGAATTTTAACAGTATTAAAAGATGTTAGATTAGAGGCGCCACCATCTTCATTGATATCTTCAACTTGATCAAGTTTATATGAAATCTCATAATCAGTGACTTCTTGTCCAAGAATATGAGTAAATGAAACAGTAATTCGAACAGCTACGCCAGCGGTCGCATCTCTATACAAGGACTCAGTGATTTCAACAGGGTCTACTTTTTGTATAGGTAAATTACTAACTCTTATAGATTTTTCAGAAAAAGGACTTTTACGAGAGAACTGATTAATATTCCTAGCCTTTATAGATGTTATACCTAGAGGTAGGTTAGGAATGACAAGATCATCAGTTAAAAATAACTGAGTGTAATCAGTTGATAAATGTAGGTCGTAAACACCATTATTAGCTAGTCTAAATAACCCTGGATATTCTACTTCACTGTAATCGAGGGTACAAGTATTTGCAGATATGTTAGCCACAGTACCAACAGGGTTAGGAGATATATTCGTAAAACTAAAGCCAGATAAATTTGATTCTGGTCGTTTTCCCAAATCAATTCTAAAAATTGCATTAGAAGTTAGCGCTGCATTATAATTAGCACTTAGTGGGTCATAACTAGTAGCTATAACTGGAAATACATCATTTACAGAAGTTTGTACGTTATCTCCAATTTCTATAGCTGGTACAGTATAATGATCTATATCAACCCTAAATTCAGTATCTCCAGGTTGCACAGGGTATACAATATTAGCTTTTTTACCTGCAACATTCTCATTATTATTAAATGTAAATTGTCCAGCACTCCGTTGAATACCGTCTACGAACAAACTAGTAAATATTTTGTCCCTAGGTCTTACGGGTAATTCAATGTGTAAATCCGAGCCAGAAGCTGCTGATATAGTATTAGTTACTTCAAATTGCTTTTTACTACCAGTTACATAAAATGAGTTATTTGCGAAAAATCTAGCATCTAACATTTGACTAATACTGACATAAAAAGGTAAGTCAGGTAATCTAGCAGATAATTTTTGTGCGCCTGTTTGAGTATCATTAATCTTAATTGTATCAATTGTTTTATCAAAAGCTACTATATTTGATGAAGTGGCGACAGTATCATCAGCAAAGGCGATAAAATTCTTTAGGCTATTCTTACTTGTTTTCTCTCTTAAGGGAATACTTACAAAATCTTGACCTTTTAACCCTTGAAATGTTCCGTCATTGACTTCTAGCAGGTGCTTAAATATATTTTTCTCAAAAGCTACATTCAATCCCTCGACTTTGAGTTCTAGGTTTGCCCCAGCATCGACGCTAGTAATATTATTACAAAGTAATCTAACCTCTCCAATAGAGCTTGTAAATCCATTTTTACCTACCAGAATACTTTGCCCTAGTTCGCCGGTTAGGACAGCTGAATTGTCTACTACAATATTTAACACACTTTGATGAGCATTAGTGACAGGCGTAGAACCTGCTGGTGTGGCTAAGAAGTATTCAGTTGAAAAATTCTGAGAATACCCAGTTCTTTCTGTTTTATTATCGATTATACCATCTACAACTACAGAACCATCTTGTAGTCTGCGGGGGGAAGCTCTAAAAGAAAATACTGGAGGGGGAGGTGCTGAAAAAGCACTATCAATGTCTGTATAAGCAGTAGGAGTATAGTCAATGAAAGTATCAGAATCAACGTACACATTAGAAACATATTCTTTTGCTACAATAGATATTTCTTCTGTTTCAGTTTCTCTTTCAATTTCTGCCACGGTAAAGAGCTTACCTGCCTTATTAGTGCCTAAATCTCCAGGAGATACCCACTCTCCCAAGCTCCATAGATCTCCTTTTTCAGGAGCATCATTAGCTAACCAACCGTCGAGTTCAATATTTACTAAGGCGCCAGTAATTGGGTTAAATCTATCCCTCACAGTAAGCATGATTAAATCAGCACCTACTGATACATTATCTGTGCCAATAAATTGATAATCAGGAGCGTTATTGCTTACAATATACAAATCCATTCTATCATTTTTTTGTTTGATAATACGTAGTGCTACAGGATAAGTATTGTTGGTAAATACAGCATCTGTTAATGCAGGAAAAGTAAAATGCTCTAGAGTTACATTAGGATTAGCTGCGCCTACAGCAGAATTATTAGCTACTTTTCCGCCAAAGCCATAATTTATTCCTGTCATGTTCTGAGACACAGATATAACATCTCCAGGAGCTAAGGCTAAAGCTTCTAGGCTAGTAGTAAATGAAATAGTTCTTCTGAGATACTTTGTAGCCGCGATATGGTATTGGGCATATCTAAGCGCTTGACTTCTTCTAGTAACTCCTTGCAGATCGAGACTTATAACATTTTCAACTGTAGAACGATCTGAGCCATCGTTTTTATCGTCAGTATCAATTCTTACGGTTTCTCTTTTATAGTGATTTCTAGGATCAACATAACTAACTTCAACCCCAGTAATCATGTCACTTTCTCTGCCGCCACTGATAGAGAAGGAACCATCTTTAATATTAGTTTCATTAAAAATCATTGTTGGATATCGATTAGGTTGATCTACGGCGAGCGAGAGTTTACCGAACGAATATACAATAGTACCTCTAAAAGAGGCGGCAATCGTATTTAAAATATCCATAGTAGGCTGTACATCTGAAATTTGCATATCACAGATAAATCTACGTTCTTTGATGGGTGTACCGTTAGGTAAACCTGTTAAAACTCGTCTAACAATTCCTTCAAGATATGTCCTTGGTTTATTACGGTAACTGCCATCAGCTAAACCGTCTACTCCAATGAAATTGCCAGTAATCTCGTCACATGCATCACAATACTGTGCTACTTGATAAAACTTATATTTATCTATATTATCTTCGTCAATACCTAATCCATAACTTTTATTAGTTAAAATATCGTAAATAATCCAGACGGGATTCTGCGTCCAAGAATATACAAATGAACCGTCCCAAGTTCCTACATATATTTGAGGATTAGGGTCACTAAGCGGGGTGCTACCACTTTTTTGTAATCTATAACCATAAGTGCCTATATAAAAATCCTGAGAAGGTAGTCCTTGAACTTCTACTTCTCTCCAATCAATTTCTCCACTTTCTAAAATAGGTTGATTATAATTTGAAGGTACTTTGACAATTAAACCTTTTACCATTGAGGTAAAAGTAGGGATTTGTCCTACATGCTCGTTAATAGCTTTAAGAGCGTACCCAATATGTGCAGTTCTTGGATAAGACTGCGGAGCTCTTTCTATTTCTGCCCAGCCGATGATCTGAACGTTAGAATTAATTCTTGAATCACCGCTCTCATCTGAGCTTTTTTCTACTGTAAATTTATAACCATCAGTACTTTGTAGTGAATCTGGAATTTCCACAGTGACATCAAACTTATAGGGAACATTAGTCTTACCAGAGATTGTTTTTGTAATTAAGATTAGCTGACCAGCTTTTGAATGCCCTGCAGGATACACCAAAGGTTGACCTGCTCTATCAAACATCTGCACCTGAACAGTTAAAGAATGTCCTTTAACATTACCCTGATCATCTTGCTCAAATAAAGAATTACATACAAATAAAAACCTAATAGCATCCCATGCAAACGCACTAGTATCCTGAAGAATTACTTTACTTTCAGGAACTCCATCGATATTTCCTTTTTTAAGATTAACAGGAGAAGCAAAATTTTGAGGAGTTATAGACTCATCACCAAATTTTTTAAGAGGAGCTTGAGTGGTTGTGCCGGGATTACTGAGTGTTTTAAAATCGCTTGTTTTTTCGCTACCATCACCATCTAAGTTGATAAGGTCGTCAATAGAAGAATCACTTACTTCAATATCTTGAGGCCCATTAGGATTAATTCTGTAAACAGGTCCTTCTCCTAAAGCTACTGTTGCAAATAGAATATCTGTTGCGAATAGGGAGTTAGGCTCTTCATTATAGCCTCCTGCATTGCCACCGCCGCCGCCGCCAGCTCCTCGAATAATTGGAACTTGTTGTTCATTAATATTAACAAAGTTTCTTTTCATGTATCAAACTTTTCTTGTACTTTAATTGTCGCGCTTGCATCATGGTCTGTGGTATCTAGATATCCACTAACAAAGTGACCTGCTACTCTGAATAGTCCGTAATTTAGCATTATAGGAGTACCACTATCTATTGTATTTTTGAGAGAACCAAACATATTATTTTGTCTTGAGTTTTGGTCTGTTCGCTTAATATCAGAAGGTTTTTTAGTAAACATTGAAGTTACGAGAGCGAGCCCTGCATTAACAGCTAGAGTAGTACCCATAGAGCCTAAACTAAAGCCTGACGCAGCAAGTTGAGACGCACCAATCTCTCCTGCAACATGAGGAACTATTCCTGTGCCTGAAGATAATCCAACCCCTGTCACTGCTCCTGGTACAACTGGCGCAGCAGTGCCCCACATACCCATACCTGCAGGACCTGTCGCAATTGCTAGCATAGCGGCCATTATGAGGTATTTAGTGTTCTTTCCGCCACCTCCCATGAAATTAGGTACAACGTAAAAACAGTCATCTTCTTTTACTCGTCTAATGAATAAGTCGTCTTGAGTAATAATTTCTTTATCTTTGTTGAGTAGACAATAAGTTTCATCAATTAAACCGTTATCAGCACTTTTTACATAGTTACGAAATTTTGTGTGCATAGAAGTTAGGTACACAAACACATCAGCATATCTTACGACATCAACTTCATAAACCTTTTGTGTAAAAAGTTTGCTATAAGCAGAATGAATTATAATCTTACTCAACAAAATGTTTTTCCTCCAGCTTATCAAACATAAGCGCGTCTATACGATCATTATACCAGTATATGTAAAATTTATTATTGAAACCAACTAAAAATTTGTACTCTTGAAAAGCTGCTCCAATTTTATCATCCTTACTTGGAATTGGATTTTCATCACCTGGATGAGAGTGAAATATCCCCCAGATATTTTCATCATGTCTTATCAAGTCTTTAGGGTCTAACCAGAAAGTTGTTTTCGGATAGTCACTGATATTTCGACAAGGAACATATTTAAAGTCTTTTGTAATAATACCAACTGCCTCGTTGGGGTAGTCTCTTAAAGCATGATTGTTCATGTCTTCTTTTAGTTTGGCAAATCTTTCCATCTGTAAATTCCTGTAGTATACTGTTTAAACCATGTTCTATAAGGGTGTACCGCGCTATCACGATCAAACATAATGTGTAAAATTTTACCATCACCTACGTACATAGCGCAATGATTAGTAACATTTGTGCTTCCGATGCTCATTAATAATATATCATATTGTTTAGGTACTAAAACCTTATTCCAACCAAAGTCATTCTGTTTAGTCTTAATACCTTCTTCGAAAAATTGAGTGCTTGTCTTATTACACCAGTCTTCGTCTACTATATTGCAAAAATCATAAGACGCAAGAGGGACATGAATTTGCAACTCTTGTTTAAATACTAAGCGCAATAGATTAACACAATCAATGCCTTTAATAGGATCATCTCCTAAATGTTTAAAAGGAAATCCTACGTATTTATCATACCATTTTGTCATGTCGATAGAATGAGTGTATACATTGCCACCATTCTGGTGATATTGTTTGTATACATGAGAAACCCCCCTCCTCAATGTGAAGCATTTTTGTTGGTTGTAAGAATAAACCAAAATGAATAATCAAATTAGTTTTATTAGACTTAAAGGTTATTACATCATAGTTTTGGGCATCCGTCAAATTAACTTTTCTAAAGCAGGATTCTGCCCAACTATCTACAAAGTCTGTTGAGTATAACTTTAACCATTTTCTTGAGGGAGGATAATCTGGAAGAGGAAAGTCTAAATCTAACTCTTGGTTATAGAAATTTTTAATTAGCCTGATACAGTCTACATTACCGTACTCATGTCTTAAACTTAAATATTTTTGTACCATGAGGCATATTCTGGATAGGTCGATTCAAAGGACTCATTACGTAATAAGTCTAAACGTGTCTGTTCACGTTTGAATTCGGGGAGTAAGTGAGAGTCGTCTCCTCCATTCATATAAGACAGCCAACTCTTTATCTGAGCTAAATCATGAGGAGATAGTATATTTTTGTTTTTTATGACAAAACGTTTATAAAGTTCAACTATTTGTTTTTTACAGTCTTTAGGTAAACACTTGAGATTAAACATTTCTGGGCCATTAAGTATATTACCATAATAATTGAACCCATTCTTCTTACACCAAAGAATTAAATCAGGCATTGAAGTAATACTATACAAACTAATTACACAACTAAATGTTGAAATGTGTTTCTTAAAATAAATCGCGTTTGCTTCAAAAGTTTTCCAAGACAACCCCTTTCGAGTATATTCTGCCCTAGTACCAAAACCATCTATACTAGGCCAAAGATCTACAGACTTAAAATTACTCCATATATCTTCAAGATCATACTTCTTAAACTTAGTGTAACTTAGGTTAGTATTATATTGAAGATTAATATTTTTAGCATAATCTAGTTCTATCAATTTAAACAGTAACTTATAATGACCTTCTTGTACAAAAGGTTCTCCTCAC